TAGACCACACCACAGGGGGTGAAAAGATAACATCTATTACAAGAACTATAATCAATGAACATTGATTTTAAAACTCCGAAATGGGCAGAAGAACTACTAAAACCAAAAAGGTATAAGGGTGCAAAAGGTGGAAGAGGTTCGGGAAAATCGCACTTCTTTGGTGAAATGGCAGTTGAAGCAATGATTTTAAACCCAGATGTTTCAATAGTATGTATCAGAGAAGTTCAAAAGTCTTTAAAGTTTTCAGCAAAGAAATTAATCGAAGAAAAAATATCAAAATATAAACTTCAAGATTATTTTGATATTACACAAAATGAAATAAGAGCAAAAGAAGGTGATGGAATAATGATTTTTCAGGGTATGCAAGACCATACAGCAGATAGTATTAAATCATTAGAAGGCTTCAATATTGCATGGGTTGAAGAAGCGCAAAGCCTATCTAAACGCTCATTACAATTGTTAAAACCAACAATAAGAGATGAAGGGTCAGAGATTTGGTTCAGCTGGAATCCCGACAAGTCAACAGACCCAGTAGATGCGTTTTTCTCAAATCTAACTGATGACATGGTTTTGGTCCATATCAATTCAGAAAACAATCCATTTCTAACTGAAACACTAAAAAAAGAGCGTGAAAATGATAGGTTAAGAATGACACCCGAAGATTATAGCCACGTATGGGAAGGGCAATACAACACTAAATCAGAAGCTTTAATCTTTAAAAACAAATATGAAGTAAACTATTTTGAGCCACAAACAGACTGGACACGACTACAAGGCTTAGACTGGGGTTTTTCAAATCACCCTACTACTGCAAACGTGATATTTATAGATGATGAAAACCTTTACATAAGGCATGAAGCAAATCAAGTAGGTTTAGAACTAGATGATACTGCAAATTTTATATTAAAAAAAATACCTAACTTTGACAAATATATAACAAGGGCAGATAACGCAAGACCCGAAAGTATATCATACGTGAAAAGAATGGGATTACCTTTGTTGAAAGGTTGCAAGAAGTGGTCTGGAAGTGTTGAAGATGGAGTGGAACACATGAAAACGTATCATAAAATAATCATTCACCCAGACTGCAAGGAAACGATTAAAGAATTTGGTTTGTATTCTTATAAAGTTGATAAACGAAGTGGTGAAGTTACTACAAATATTGAGGATTCACATAACCATCATATTGACGATATACGCTATGCGCTTGAACCAATGATTAAGAAGAAAAAAGAAATATTTTTTGTAAATATGTAAAATTATGAGTTGGATAAGTAATATAGTAGACAAGTTTGGTTTTGGTTTAAATAAATATTATGCCAACACATTACTGCAAGTAGGAAATATTCCTATACCTTATGACTTTACAAAAACGTGGGCAATTGAAACAGCATTTGCAAAGAATCCAGATGTCTATGCGATTATAGCACAAATGGCAAATAAATCAGCTTCAATACCTTTTTTTATTAAGAAAATACAAGATGAAAGCAGTTTAAAAAACTATTACTCTACTAGACAATTTATAACCAAAAAAAGTTTAAAATATAAGGCAAAAGCATTTAATGATGAATATTTACCATTACCATTAGCACAGCCTAATTCATTGTATAAATGGAAACACTTTATGCAATTATTTGCAACTTATTTAAACACAACAGGAGATTGCTTTATTTATAGGCAAAAAAATGAATTAGAAGAGATAGTCGGTTACTACGTTTTGCCTAGTCATTATATGCAGATTTATGTTAAGAATAAAACAGCACAATTAGAGCAAGAAAGTCCGATTTTAGGTTACGACCTAATTTTCAAAACAGGTGAAAATATTCCTTTTGCAGCAGATGAAGTAATACACGTTAAGCTGCCAAATCCAGAGTTTGGATTAAATGGTGAAAACTTATACGGATTTAGTCCATTGAAAGCAGCATATTACAATGTAGAAAACGTTATACAAGCAAATGAACATCTATACAAAATGTTTAAAAGTAGTGGAGCGTTTGGGTTTATCTTCGCTAAGGGTGAAACATTAGACCCCAATCAGGCTGAACAATTCACACAAAGAATTAAAGAAATGGATGCATCTAAAGATAAGATGGCACGTATTTCGGGAATGAGTACTGAAATAGGTTTTCAGAGAGTAGCATTGTCAAATAAAGATATGCAGCCTTGGGATAGTTTAAACTTTGACAGAAAAACGATTTGTAACGTATTGGGTTGGCGTGATGAACTATTAAACAATGATGGTAAAAGTAGTTTAGGAGGTTCAAATGAAAATGCAGAAGCACGTAAAAGCGTTTTACTAGATACCATCATGCCACAAATGGAGTTGCTTGAAGAAGAACTAAACGAAGATTTTAAAACCTTTAAAGGCTATGAAAACACTAAGTTTATTTTTGATGTTACTGAAATGCCAGAGCTTCAAGATGACATTAATCAAATTGTTGAATGGGCAAACAAGTCACCTATAACAACAAATGAATTTAGGGAGCTTTTAAATTACGAGCCTTTAGATAACGATGTAAGCGACAAGATACTTATACCTATTGGCAAAATGACCTTAGATGAATTAGAGGCAAGGGGGTTGGACATAGAAAACTTAGGAAATGAACCAAACAACGCTTAGAAAATTATATCAAAAACAATTTGAAGCAAATAGCAAATTAAGTGCTGTTGCTTTTAGGCGTGCAATTAGGAAAGATGTAAAAGAGTTAAACCCTAAAAACATTGGAGAATTAAATTTGCTTTCAGTTGACAATTTAAGGAAAGCAATGATTGAACGATACGAAAAAAACGGTATTAAATTCGGAAACACAATGTACAATGGTTATTCAGCACAATTAAACCAAAAGCGGTTTAATCCTGTATTCAGTCGTAGTTGGGCAAGATTTGTAAGAACCATTTACGCCACACAATTATTGAGCGAAATAGTAAGCATTAGGGGTACTATTGTTGAAGAAGTTGCAAGGGAAGTAAATAACGCAATAACAGAAGGAGAGGACATAGTAACACTTTCAAAAGCAATTGAAACAGTAGTTAATTCAAATGCATTTTATAGATGGCAAGCTGAACGTATTGCAAGGACAGAAGTAGGTGCAGCAATGAATAGAGCTAACGAATTAGCAGTTGATGAATTAGGTATTGATGTAGATAAACGTTGGGTAAGTGGATTAGATGGAAGGGAAAGGGCAAGTCATAGAAATATAAACGGTCAAGTAGTTGGCAAGGATGAAACCTTTGCAAATGGCTTAAAAATACCACACGAAGCAGGCGCACCAGCAAGTGAAGTAATTAACTGCCGTTGTGTATTACAATACCTACCAAAAAATAGTAACAATTAAATAACTATATTTGCGTATTATGAGCAAGATAACAAAGAATTTAAACGCAGACGTTGCAGATGTAAATGAAAAAGGAATAGTTGTTATTCAGACAACTCAATTTGACAAATACGATAGCGACAATGACCGAGTATTAAAAGGTGCTTTAACTAAGACTTGGAACGAAGGGAAGCAAGTTCACCTTGTAGACCACACAATGGGAATAGGCACTTATGTAGGTTTGCCAGTAAAAAAAGACCCAATAACAGGAATTATAGAAAGCCAAATCAACTTAGATAAGCAAGTCGGAAAAGACTTACTTGCAGATTATAAATTTAGTTTGGCACATGGTAGAAGCTTGCAACATAGTCATGGTTTTATGCCAGTAAAAGGAAAATATACAGAAAATGAAAAAGGCGGTTTGGATTTTTCTGAAATAAACCAATTAGAGTATAGTACTGTTTTATTTGGAGCAGTTGAAAACACTCCTTTGCATAGCATCAAATCAAAAACAGATGTAAAAGAATTGATTACCTTATTAGAGTTGAAATGTAGAACTATGAATATTTCTGATGAATATGGTATTAAAATACAAGAACATATTAAACAATTAAAAACCTTATTGAAGTTTGAGCCGTTGAAAGACACTCAAAATGAAGCCGTTTTAAACACTTCTAAAGGTATATTATTATTTGTATAACAGTTAAAAACAAAAAAAATGTTTAAAAAATTTTTAGAAAGTAAAAATCTAACACTAGAGCAGTTTAAGGCTTTAGAAATAGAAAAACAAGCAGATATTCAACGAGAATATTTAGGCGGTTTAGAAAGCCAAATTAAAGATAAAGCAAGTGTTGAAGATATTGCTAGCTCTTTAAAATCTTTCAAAAAAGAAAATGAAATAGAAACCTTTAAAGGTTTAATTTCTAACATTGAAGCTGATTTACTTGTAGAACGTAATCGCATCAATAAATTAGCAGAAAAGAAAAAGGAAATTGTACCTTCTGAAAATGTGAGTTACAAGAAGTCTATTTTGAATATGCTAAACGAGCAAAAAGAAGGCTTGCACAAAATGAAAACAGGACAAGGTCAAGTAACAATGATTACAAAAGTTCCTGTTGATGTTGGTTTATCGAATACCATTTTTTCAAGTGGTTCAGACAGTCAAGTTGAGGTTACTCAAAATACTGGCATTATTTCAACAATCAGAAGTCGTGTCTTGACTTACTTACAAAATGTAAGCGTAGCAATTACGACTGGCACAAAGATTATGTGGGTAGAAGAAACCGACGAACAAGGTGCAGTTATTCCAGTTGCTGAAATGGCAACCAAGCCAAATATTTCTGTAATTTATGTGGAGAAAGACCAAGAAATGAAGAAATATCCTGCATTTACTAAGGTATCTACTGAAATGATTGATGATGCACCGCAATTAGTTGCAGCGGTTCAAAACAACGTTATTAAGCGTTTGAATTTGAAAGTTGAAAAAGACTTGTTTATGGCTGATGGTACTTCAAACAGTATCACAGGTATAAACACTTATGCGACTGCTTTCACAGGTGGTTCATTGGCTGATTCAGTTCAAGACCCAAACAATTATGATGTAGTTAAGGGTATTGCTTTACAGGTGTTTGAAGCACATGGAAATGCAAGTGCTATTTTCTTAACGCCAGCTAAATTAGCTGAAATGGAAGTATCTAAAGCAACGGATGGGCAGTATATTATGCCTCCATTCAGAACCGCAGATGGTACACAAGTTTCTGGAGTTCGTTTGATTCCTACAACTGCATTGATTGGTGAAGATATCGACTTTGTAGGAGGTGATTTAAGCGTAGTAAACGTAAGAATTAGACAAGATGTAAGAACTGAAATGAATCGTTCAGGAGACGACATGATAAACAACAAAATGACTATTTTAGTTGAAACTAGATTAGGACAATTTGTAAGTGCTAACGATACAGCATTGCTTGTTAAGGGAACTTTTGAAGCAGCTAAGGCTTTGTTAGACTCAGCAGTATAATACCAACAGTCTAGGTAGGTTTGCGCTTACCTAGACAACAATATTAATTTTAAAATTTATAAAGATGAAAGTTAGATTTGTAAAAAATGCAAGAAACGCTAAAGACAAAGGCAAGGACTTTGTAATAAATAGCGTTCATGAATTAAGTAATGAAAGAGCAGAAAGCGCAATCAAACGAGGTTTAGCAATTGAAGTTGAAACGGAAAAAGAACCAACAAAAAGCACACAAGAAAAAAAGGCTAAAAAGACTATAAAAAAATAAATGATTACCTACCTTGACATCATAACGATTGAAGAAGCTAAGAAATATCTAAGAATATCAGACACTAATTTTGATAATCAAATTATAAGATATATTCAAAGTTCCTGTATTTCGTTTGAACAAAAAACAAGGCATTTTTTAGCGACTAAAGAAAACGTTAATTACAAGAAAAATGTACGTTACTATGACTTTCCTATATCTGATGAAAGCAATGTAAATATTTGTTCGTTGTATTTCATTCCTAATGAAGATGTAACACTAACTTTAGGTTATACAGATAGGGAAGAAGTGCCAGAGAATATTCGACAAGCCTTGTTTAAAATGATTGAAGGTATGTACTATGCAGAAGAAAACAACGAGTATTTCACAATGAATAGTTTTACAGCTAATGTGATTCATCAATATAAAAGATTTTGGATATAGTTAATGCAAAACAGTTAAATAGATTAGCAACAATACAAAAGGCTATTAATACGCCTAATATGTACGGTGGGTTTGACACTACTTTTGAAGATGTTTGCGACATTTATGTATATCTATCAGACAAAAAGTTTTCTGTTTTAAATTCTGCTGGTCAACGTATATTTACTAAGCAAAAAAAGATAGTTGCTAGGTTTGTTGAAATTGAAACAGGCAGCAGAATAGTAATTGATGGTAAAATTTACAGCGTTTTAAGTTGGTCGGAATCTTATAAGGGAACGCAAATAGAAATAATGATTCAAGATATAGAATGAAAGTAAGAGGATTAAAAGCGTTGCAAAATAGAATTACAGGAGCGAGCAAATCTATAAATAATGAATTAGACATTGCAGTAAAAAGTGGAGTATTGACCGCTAGAAATACAGCTATACAACAAGCACCAAAAGACAAAGGGCAATTAAGGCAAGGGATTAATTTTAGAAGATTAGGTAAAAGACATTATGAATTAAATAGTCAAATGCCGTATTCTATATTTCAAGAATTTGGCACAGGTTTTAGCATAAATGTTCCAACAAACACAAGTCCACAACTTAGAAAAGTAGGATTGAATTATAAGTATGGAAGTAGGCTAAAGAGCAAAGGAATTAGACCAAAGTTATTTATGACAAAAGCGTTTTGGGTTGCAAAATCTTATGTAGCAGAAAGAGCCTTTAGAATAGTAAATAAGAAAAGATGAATATTGATAGCGAAATAAGAAAGTTCTTTTTTACTGCATTAAGCGGTCAATATTCGGTATACAACAATCTGCAAGGCATTAATAAAGATAATAATTGCTATATCATAACTCAACAAAACAGAACAATAGATGAAGCTAATAAATGCGGTTATGCTTATGATTGTGCTATTGAGATTGAATGTATAGATAGGAAAGGAGTAAGTTCAAACGCAGTTAATGGGTTAATACTTGAACAAATGGAAAGTTTTGTGGAAACTGCTTATCATTCTTTAAATTTACCTAACTTTGTCATAAGTAATAAAACGTATAATGTAAACTATATAACTGCTGAAATAGCAGCAGACAACAATAAAAGAGCAATTATATTAATTAATTTTAAAATAGGTAATTATGAGTGATACTAAGCCAATTAATGGGCAAAATGGGATGCTTTACAGATGGACAGTTGAAGAAGCTGAGCCAGCATGGAAGCCAATCGGATGTTTTACATCAAACGAATATAGCGCAGATACTGCTATAAACGAGCAATCTTCAACCAAGTGTAATCCAAATGAAAGCAGAAAAACAGAAGGAACTAAAAACTTTAGTTTGAGCGGTGATGCAGAGGTGTACGATTCGGTAGATGGAGACCCAAAGGAAAGTTATAGAGATTTGCATGCTATTATGTTAGCAGGTGGTGTGCAAGACTATCAATACAACACAAATACAGATGATGTAGATTCTTTAAAAGTATTTGTAAAAGGTTTTTTAACAAGCCTTGTATTGAGCCAAGAAAATGAGCAATTCAGCACATTTACGTTAAGTATTGATGTAGATGGCACACCATTAACAGTAGACCCATTCGTATAATATGGCTAAACAAGTAGAGTTATTCGGTGTTAAAGTTCGTTTTGGTTTATATTTTTTAAATGAATTTCAGAAGGAAGCGAAAGCAGACAACTTACAAGATTTGTTTCAAAAACTGAAAAACGATGTGATTGGCTTAATACCAATTGCATTATTGGTCGCACATAATATAAGCAGCAACAAAAAAATAAACTTTGAGCAGGCTTGTGATTTAATCGACGATAATGGTGGTATATTAGGTGAAGAGGTTAAGAAGTTTCAAGAAGAAATGACCTCATCTTTAGGTACAAGTCTTGAAAATGAGATTGCATCAAAAAAGCCTAGTAAAAAAAAATAAACTGGGATATTGATATTTGGAGCGTATGCCTTTATGAATTAGGTTGTAAGGACTTAGAAGAAGCATATCAATTAAGTTGGCGTGAATTTCAACTTAAACTACACGGTTTTAAAAGAGTTCAAAAAGAGCAATGGCATCATAGTAGATTAATTGCTTACAACAGCCTAATAGGTTCGCATTTTAACCCAAAGAAGCTGCCAAAATCGTTAGACCACTTCATGCCTTTAGATGGTACACCACAAAGCACGGAAGAAGAAAGAGAAAGCAGAAAACAAGCATTTATTCGTGAAATGAAAAAATATAAAAACAAATGAGTTTAGAATTTGACATTACAGCGAATATTTCCAAAATGCAGGCTTCGCTTAATAAGGCGCAAGCTAAATTAAATGACTTCGCAAAAAATGGTTCAAGCTCGTTAGATAAGTTTCAAAAGAAAACGGAGCAGATAGGGAAAGGATTAAGTGTATCACTTACTTTGCCTATATTAGCTTTAGGAGCTGCAACAATAAAAGCTGCAAGTGATGCCGAAGAAACTGCAAGTAAATTTGAAACAGTTTTTAGGGATATTTCAGAATCGGCAAATAAGTCATCAAAAGAGTTAAGAGATTCCTATGGACTTTCGACAACTGCAAGTAAAAAGCTTTTATCCGACACAGGGGATTTACTAACAGGCTTTGGCTTTACTCAAAAAAGCGCATTAGACTTATCAACGGAAGTAAATAAGTTAGCGGTTGATTTAGCTTCGTTTACTAACTTTAGTGGTGGAGCAGAGGGCGCAAGTGCTGCGTTAACTAAGGCTTTACTTGGTGAGCGTGAAAGCGTGAAAAGTTTAGGTATTTCTATACTAGAAGCTGATGTAAAAGCTAAAGTATTAGAAAACACGAAAAAAGGATTAACTTTTGAAAGCGAAAGGCAAGCCAAAGCATTTGCAACCTTACAAATTGCACAAGCACAAAGCGCAAACGCAATCGGAGACTATGCAAGAACATCACAAGGTTTTGCAAATCAAACACGACTTTTAGGACAAAGAATAAACGATTTAGCAGTAGAGTTTGGAATCATACTACTGCCATACGTTACTAAATTAACAAGTTTTGTTACAAGGTTAGTTGATAGGTTTTCAAAATTAGATGAGCGCACTAAAAAAATCATTTTAGTTGTTGCTGGACTTATTGCAGTTGCTGGACCATTACTATTAGCATTATCAGGAATTGCAGCAATTTTGCCAGCTATTGCAGGTGGTATTGCCTTACTTATGGGACCACTAGGATTAGTTGTATTAGGTATTGCAGCACTAACGTATGCGGTTATAGAGAATTGGGATACTATAAGGCAATGGGCGCAGGACATAGTAAATTACTTCATAGACCTTTACAATGAAAGTGTAGTCGCTAGAGTTGCTTTTGAAACGTTTTCAATGCAGTTAAAAAACACGTGGGAGGTTGCTAAATTTGTTGCAAACAGTATTTACGAAATATTTAAAACTAACTTTAAAAACTTAATCAGTATTGTAAAAGGTTTTGGAGGTTCTTTAAAAGCTCTGTTAACACTCGATTTTGCTGGACTTAAAAAATCGATAAATGAAACACTTAAATCACTAGCAGTAAATAACGCAAAGGCACTTGCGAGGATTAGTAATGACGCAGACAAACTTTGGGAGCAATTAAAAGAAAACGGAAAAAAAGCCTTAGATAAAATTCTAAACCCAAAAACAAAAAACAAAGTAGAGTTTGTTGTTGGTGAAGAATCAAAAGCAAAAGTAAAAGAAGATGTTGCTAAGGCAGTTGCTGAGGGAGTTAATGAAGGTATTGCAGGCAGACCACAACAGCAATATGTAAACGCACTTGAACCAAAAGGACCACAACTTGGACCACCGCTTTGTCCTCCTCCTGTTTCAAGTGACTGTTTTGATGACACAATTGAAGAGTTTAATCAATTTGACGAAGACTTGAAAAACGTAATTAACGGAAGCATAGCCAATACACTTAGCCAATTAGGTACAAATATAGGTGAAGCGTTGGCAAATGGCGGAAGTGTTTTGGGAGCAATCGGAACTACTTTAATTCAGGGATTTGGGCAGTTTCTTTCAAATATGGGTGATATGTTAATAAAATATGGTCTTTTAGCGAAAGCAAAAGGAGCAATAGATTCAGCACTTGTAGCAGGTGGTCCCGCTTCTATAGCTGCTGGAATTGCAGCGGTTGCAATAGGAGTTGCTTTAAAAGCTGCTGGAGGTGCAATAGGTAGTTTTGCAAATGGTGGAGGTGGTGGAGGAGGTACAGGAGGTGGTACTCCAAGCGGTGCAACCACAACTTTTAGCCAAAGTGCAACCCAACAAAATAACTTTAGATTTGTTATTGAAGGAACGGATTTAGTGACCGTAGTAGACAGAGCGAGAAACCAATTAGACGTAATCGGAGGATAAAATGGCTTTAGAAATTTATCAATTATTATATTACAATGATTATCGAAATAAGTTTGATACGTTCCGTATTGAAATATTAAAAAAAACAACAGATACAATTCCAAATTTTAAAATAGATGCAGCTGCTAGTTTAAAATATAAGGAAACGGATGACTATTTAAACCCTATACGTAGTGCATCTTTAAGCATTCAAATAAATGCAAATGAAACACAACCTTTTGCAGAGTTTAGGGATTTTCAAGAACGAGATTACAAGGTTATATTTTACAGAAATGAAGTAAAAACATTTGAAGGCTTTGTTATTCCAGAAGGCATAAAAGAAAGTTTTGTAAACCCAAACTGGGTAATTTCAATAATTGCAACAGATGGTTTAGCAGGTTTAAAAAATCAAACTTTTAAATACAATAATGAGTTACCTTCTGAATTTGTTTTCCTAGATGTCTTGCTAAAAAACACAGGGATAAAACTACCTATTGCAATATTTGATGACATTAATGCAGAAAGTTTTATAAATCCACAAGGAGGGGTTTTGGATGACTTAAATGAACGCATTATAGAACCTAGAGTTTTTTTAAATGACAATGATAGGAACATAAGCGCAGCAGATGTATTAAATGACATCTTACAGAAATACAACTTTTGTCTTTGCCAGCACTTTGTAAATGCGAAACAATTTAATTTTTTGAGTGGTCAATTAATAAGCGAAACAAAAATACTTTGTTGGGTTATTTATAGACCTAGATTGGTTGCATTAACATCAACTTTGTTGTGGGGTAGAGTTTGGGAATTTGGGGAATATACGTTACAAGACAAAGCACCATTTGAACAGGTGTTAATACCATCTTTAACTAGGTTAGGTTTCTTTAATTGTGGGTTGCAAACGATTAGAAGTAACGAAGGTTCAGAAGGGTTACCAACTCACGTAAATGCGAATCAAAATATAAGATACAAGGGAGCTTTGCAAAACTTTAGATTTGAGCAATTTTGGAAGTTTAAAGATACTGTTTTACCTTATTTAGCAAGTAATTTTACAAGAATTGGAAACGGTTTTTATCAGTATAGTATAGAAGATGAACAGATTATATTTGATGCTGCTTCATACTTAGGTGTTTCTAGTAATATAGACCCTACACAGCCATTGTCTACATTTTCACAGGCTTTTTTATTATTAAAACAAGTTACTTTTGAAGTACCGCCAACAAACACAGTAATTAATATTAATGGTAGTGGTGTCTTAAGTGTTGGAACATCTGCAAATCTTTACGCTGGATTATTTTATATAATTATACATATTGATACTAATGGAAACAGAAGGTATTTAATACAACCCCCTTCATTTAATGGAACATTTACTATTAATCAATTATTTACATCTTCAAGCACTTTTGCAAGTGCTGAATGGGTGTTGGATTCCGATATAGTTCCAGATAGTTCAAATAATTTAACCGCTCAAAATATTTCAAACACTTTGTTTTCAGTATTGACAAATCAAAACAGTAACATAAATTTTGATATTAGATTACCTCCAACAGTAGAAGAAGGGGGAACGTTTGAATTTTATTTAAGTCCTTTAATCGTTAGAACAAGCCTTTTAAGTCAAGCTACTGAAGCATCTTTTGCAGATTGGGAGTTTACACTAGAAAACTTAAACTTTGCACCACAACCGATTGATTTAGGTATAGGAGAGTTTCACGATACAAAAAGGAATGCTTTAATTTCAACTAATTTAGTTGA